CGTCAACTACACCGGCGATGGCATAGCACAGCTTCACTACATAAGGAACATACTTCGCAATCTCCTCCGTGACGGTGGAGAGAGCATTGGTTCCTGCGGTGTAGTCACCAGCTGCGTTCTGCGCAAAGGTTACGGCAGTACCGCAAAGAAGCATCATGGCGAGCATCTTCATGCGATTGGCACTGAAGAGATTCTTAGCAAACTTTTTAATTTTCTTCATTTCTTTCTTACGTTTTACAGATTTTGTTAATTACTATTCACACGATTCTTCTCTCTTGGCCATTTGAGATTTTTCGTTATCCTGTTTATTTGTTATCCTGTTTGTTATCGTGTTCGTTATCCTAAATGATATTATATCCGAAGAAGGCTGGGAATAAGATGAATGCTCCAATCATGAACAGACAAGCTCCGACGAGCATCATAATGCTCTTAGTGATGTCACCTTCTCCAGTTGTCATCTTGAAATAAATCTGCAATGCACCAATGATGGCAACGATAGCAGCGATGGCATAGGAGAGATAGACCACATACAGCATCATTGTAACTGTATAGTCATGCGCATTCGCCAAAGCATCCGCTCCCCAGCTATAGTCAACACCTCCGCATTTGGCAGATGCTAACATTGGCTGGAAGAGCAGGATGCCAGCCGAACAAAAACCGACAATCTTATGTGTTACACCCAAACCTGTTTTCATACGTTATCCCTTGAATAGAAGATTTTCGGACCACCAGGCTTCTGGTTAAGCAGCATGTTCACCATGACATCAGCCTCAGTTTCACCTGTGCTGTCAACATCCACGTCTTCCATGGAATCCTGCAAACGTTGGCATTCTTCCTCGACACTGGTATGTTCCTTCTTAATCTTTTCCTGGTACTTGTTTGCATCGTCATCATTTTCAATCCAAGTGACGGACGATGGTTCTTCCTGTTCTTCAGTGGTATCACCATTAAGATGGAATCCGTTAGCATCTTCAGTAATGCTAATAGGTTCTTCCTGATTCTGCATCTGACTGACATCAAAGTCTTCCTCTTCTGTCTTGGGAGCATCTTTCTTCGCGTACAAATCTTGCATGATGATTGCGGAATAGTAGATGACATAGATGACTGTCAGAACTAATACGAATATGGCAAATGCACTCATTTTGATACTTGAATTTTTGGTTCGACTTAAAATTTTCGAGTGCAAAGGAACATAGATAAATCAATATAAAATGAAGAAAATTTGAATTACAATCGAATATTAACAGGAGTTTAGTTTTGAGTATAATATTGCAGAAAATATCATACTCGAAAATGTATATAAACAAAAAAGGAGCCTCGGTTGAGACTCCTTAAATACATGGCAGCACAAGATGGCTACAGTTCGGAATTAGGCTGTTTTACGAGATAGTCATTCAAATCATTATAAGGATTGAATCTGTGCGTCTCATCAATGACAATATCACCAAGAATTTCTTTCATAGACTGAAATGTGCGCTTGCCGCCATCGTCATTGTCGAGATACGAGTGTACATATTTATAAGAAGGAAGCTCACTCAAAGCCTTATCAAGGCAGTTGATGGAGTTCAATATCATATAATCACATTGATAGGGCAGGCAAATACGGCTGCTCTTTATGTCAGTGAGCATCATGTATGAAAGGAAATCCATAAAACCTTCGAAAACAATGATGTGCTCCTGGATCTCCTCATTACTTTTCCGAATAAGTGTTATATCTTTATGCCCTATACATCCTTTATAATATTGGTTCCTGATTTCGTACCCTCCAATTCTATTACGAAAAGCGATACCGAAATAGTGCTTGTCGCGCAGGTCATAATGGACTTCGCAACAATACACACGGCTTAGGTTCACATCAATCTTCCGCTTCAGCATATACGATAACAGGGCTTGATGTGTAAGCGGATGGTACGCTACATTATGCATCTGCCCGGACTCCTGCCTTTTTGGTGGGGCATCTTTCCGATGATAGATAGCGTTAATGAATGAATTGCTTTTAGGCGCGAGTATGGTAAGGGCTTCACTGGTGGTCTTCACATTGTATAGCCCTTTTATTAAGTCGAGGATGTCACCACCTTCCCCTAAACCATAGTCATACCATTCATTTCGGCTGGAGTCAACCTTGAAAGAAGGTGAGCTCTCACTACGGATTGGGGAGTTGTACCAATAAATGTGTCCCCTCTGCTTTACTGCCTTGTGTCCTTCCTGTTCAAGAAAGTCCACTAAATTGATGAGTTTGGCTTGTGATATGTTCATAGTTTACATCGTAAGTATGCCAGTACATATATATAAACAGCCAAACTAAACTAAACCGTCTTCATCAGTATCTTCTGACTGTTTTTCCGATTCCTGTTTCTGTGGAACATACTGGTAAGCCTTATCAGTCTTCAGTATCAGTCCCATCTCTATCAGGTATCGGAGTAAACTGATGATGGTGTTTCTACCTCGTGAATAACCAATGTTAGAATAACCGTCCATCAGGAGATTGATCATCTTTGAATAACCCAGTGGAGCATTATCGCCAACAACGCTTTCAATAGCCTCTCGATGCTGTTCTTCTGTTAATCTGGAGAAGTGCATCTTCTTGTCACGTCTGGCAAGTTCAGCCTTGTAGCCTTCCACGTAGTCTGGAAGACCGTTGTTGTCGATACGAAACGCAAAAGGGGCAAATTCCTTGTCTCGAATGAACATGGCTTTCACCTCGCTCATGTTGCTATCATCAATATTCTTGGTAATCTGGAGCACAGTCTCAGCCTTGTTGTTCAACTCGGAACCAATATGGCCACGGGTGTTGTCATCGCCTTTGTTCAAGTGAAGCACAGTGTGAATGTGTAGGTCATAGAAACTTGACCATCGCATCAGATCATTGATAATGTCAAGAGCCTCACTTGGATTGTTAATGTCCCTGAGCAGGTCACGGACACCATCGATGACAACCAAGCCATATCGTGAATCACCACGTAATGCCAGGGTGATGATGTCGCGTCTCTGTTCAGGAGTGTACTCACGCAAAACAAAGAAGTCGATGAGTCCGCTTTCCTTGTTCAATGGAAGATTAGCCAGCTTCAGTATTCGCTCCAGAACCTTATGGCAGTGGTACTTGCTCTGTTCCGTATCAATATAAAGAATCTTTTTCTTGTTTTCAGGCAAGTGTGCCTTATATCCAAGAATCTCTTTACCTGATATGGCAGCAGCAACAATAGCAGAGACGTTGAACGTCTTCTTACTCTTTGGCTTGCCGACCGAAGCACTGAAGTTGCCCAGAGTTGCTATTGTTGCCCCTCCGCAAGTGATGATTTCAGGTGGAAAAGCGTATTCCTCAGTAACCTTCAGCTTAATGTGCTTTAATAGTTGTTCAAATGTCTTCTGGTCAATTCTCTGATTGCCTAATGTTGTTATGTCCATCATTTCTTTTTGTTTTTATTATTGAAATTTCCTTTGAATAGATTCTCCATGTGAGTGGCTGCATATTCTTCAATCTCGTCATCAGACATGACTCTGGTTTTAGCAATCCATCTGTTAAGATCATCTCTACGAATAAAAATGGTTTTTCCATTAGGCTTGTAAATGGGGAGTTCGTGTTTGCTGGTTAATCTATAAACCAAACTCGGAGAAAGATTAAGATAGTCCGCTGCTTCAGTGACAGTCAGATACTCTTTTAGAATATACATTTTTCTCTCAATGAAAAGCATGTGAGTAGCGAGGTCTTTGAGCGTCCCGAATCTTCTAAGGAAGTATTCAAGATTGTTTAGCTTTTCAATCGTTGACTCAATGTCTTCAGATTTTTCAAGAACTTTTTTTGCAGCTTCGAGTCTGTCAAGTAAGCTTATGATATGTACATTGTCCAGTTGGTTAGCTTGGGGAATCTCATTTGTTTTCATTGTTATTGCTTATTTCGTTATATGTTTTGTTCTGTAATAGCCAGTCATCAAGCTCGCTTCTATCGAAATAAATAAGCTTACCAGTAGGCTTGTAGTGAGGAATTTTACCGTTGCTCGTCAATTTATACAGATGTGATTCTGTAATGCCCATATATTCACAAGCTTCTGCTACTGTTAATACTGTTTTGACTTCACTATAGAACCTATCAATGTGTTCAATCGTCAATAGTTTTGGATTGATATAGTCCAATTTTTCTTCAATACAATGAAGGCGCTTGGGAATGTCACAGTTAACAAGGTCTGTGAGTCGCTGATTTATGGAAACAATCATTTCCAATGCATTTTCTGATATTGTCGTCTTACGTCTGCCCATTTTTTTACTTAATGATGTTATACATATAGAGGTTGCCCTCCGTTACCAATGTGAACCGGTTACGGAGGGCAAAAGTACATGGATTATCAAACATGAGAAAGAGAGATAATAGAGTCTATCTCCGATTCTCTCGTTTACTCTCTGACTTTATCTTTGCAGTTATTTGTCAGAGTTTCTTTTTCTTTGATATTTCAGCCCAATAGGATGTACTGCTTCATCAATAATTTTCTCTTGGGCCGACATCTCCAAATCCGAAATTGAATATAGTGCGGATGATAAGGATCTCTGTGTCAATACGCCTTTTCCTGTAGAGCTGACAATGCACTTTTGATGCGCAATTACGTTCTGCCAGTTACGGATAATGAGATTGTGGAGTGATAACTGATCGAAGAAAAATGCAACCAGTCGATTGTTACGCGAATGAAGAGGTTGGGATAATTTGCCATCCAAGAGAGAAGATAGGTCTGTGGAATCTATAACTTCGCTGAATATTTGAGCCTCATTACAACAATTGGCAAGAGCAATGAGGTCATCACTGTTAAGGCATGAGCATAAATTGAGGTCGGCAGCGTCTCTCACTTTTGAACGTGCAATAAAGTTCTGTGAAGAAGGCATTGTAGTATTAAACAAACGAAGCAGTTCTATCAACTCTGATTCACTTATGTTCTCCTTATTGAAAAATAGCTCAATAAGGTCTCTTCGATTGGATAGAAGCGAATCGAGAATACGATAGTTCTTTTGATGCTCATTCTTACTCCATGCATCTAAGTCATCGTGAAACTCATGACTATAGACAAAATCATCAGCATAACGCTGATAAAGTTTGCCTTGGTTAACAACTTCGACCTGATAGAGGTCATAGGCTTCGCGGAGCATTTCGAGCAATCCCGAATCACCGCTCTTTGCAGCAGTCAGATGGCCTGACCACGTAAGTCTCTCGAAAAAGAGAGAGAGAGAATTTTTCTTTTCTCATTGCTTTTGATGTTTATTAAAGTGAATAAAAATATATAACTTGATGGCTTGCGCCAATCATTATTCTCGATGTCATGTAGCAATAGGGAATGCTTCTCTCTCTTTGGTAGCCACAATCGAATTACAGGCTGTCGTACCTCATGGGCAGACAGCCATTTATGATAGATCATATTTGCAATTCTAACAAACATAATAAGACAATTTGAACTGCAAAGGTAAGATTCATCTGTGCGGTCATTCTTCACAGGAGAACAAAAAACAAAAAAATGTGAGCAAATTAAATTTGCCCACATATAAAAGTGATTGAAATACCCTTAAAATGGGTTATCCGTTATTGTATTTCGAAGCGATTCTTTTTAATTCCACATCGAAAGTCCCAAAGTTTGGCTTTCTCTGCATAGCCACTAAACCTGTAACCAGACTTCCTTTATGAGGAGCATGACCATTGACAGAGAAACATGCAACAGTCTTAACCCAGTAGTCTTTGTTTGTCTTTGAGAATGTAAAATAAATGAAGTAGGAGAGGTGTTGTTGACTCTTCATCCATTCGATGGGTTTCCTGGTTGTTTGGTTTCCAAGGTTGAAGATGCTGAGAAAGTCTTCAACCGTAGTATCAGGACTTATGTAGCCGTGGTCAAGTAGTTCTTGATAAAGTGCACGTACACGACGGGCACCATAGGCAGCATCAAAATATTTGTCTTCATTTGGTGCAGTGAGCATAGTAAAGTCAACTTCGGGATAGAGCTGCATAAGTTTTCCGGCTCTTTTGAATTGCCTTTCGCTGATAGGTAATGTGGAAAGTTTATTAGCCCTGTCGATGCCCCATTGTTCTTCGAAATGTGACCATTTATGTCGCATAGTTAAATGAAGTAGCTCACCAATGGCAAAGGCGATAATCTTCAGCGTGTAGTTGTCTGTGTCGCCCTTTGGTTGATATTCAGCGGTCAAATAGCCTGCACTAACTGCACGGTCAAAAAGGGCAGCAGCTTCCTCATTGGCAAATTCGTCAACCAAGTATCTGAATTTGCCTTTAGACTCTTGATTGATGTTATAGCAGAGATCATGAATAGAATTCATCGCATTGACAACTCCAGTAAGGGCATCAAGAGTATTTTGAGGAAGTGTGTCTTTTCCATCATTTATGTAGTTCTCTAACATTTCTGGAGAACCGAGTGACGCTATCTTCTCAATGATGATTGGGTCAGGATTAAAGTTAATATAGAGCATTATGTCCTCCTTCCACTGCTCGAATTGAAGCAATTCTTCAGCGTAGGATGTTAACTTAGTGTTTCCACCTATGCAGATGTCATATATGAGTTGCTTCGCGAACTTATTGAACTTCACAAAGCTCAAAACTGCTTCTTGTCTTGTTACCATATATATAATGTATAGAGAATTCTACTTACTTATGTCTGGAATCAAGTTGACTGCTGCTTGTTTGTTTTTGTCAAGAACTTTGGCATAAATCTGAGTTGTCGAAAGTTCTCTGTGGCCAAGGAGCTTAGAGACTGTATAGATGTCGGCTCCGAGGTCGAGCATCATTACAGCGAATGTGTGACGAGCACAGTGGAAAGTCAGGTTCTTAGAGATACCTGCTGCAAGTGCCCAACGTTTTAATTCGAGTGAAGTCCATGCACCATAGGTAAAACCCTCAAACACTCGGTCAACATCATTACGACGGGTTCCTAAATAGGCTGCTGCCTGGTCTGAAATATCAAGATATTCCTGGCCACCTGTTTTCTTCTGTTTGAAAACAATACGAGTGTATTTTCCAAATTTCTGGACTTCCCCCCATGTTAGTTTCTCGATGTCGCTCTTACGGAGTCCAGTCAGACAAGAGAACAGGAATGTCGCTTTTAGAATGGGATAGTTACATGGAGTTGCAGCCATCTTCTTAACTTCATCGAGGGTCAGGTATTCACGGGCAACCTCTTCCTGCTTAAATCCTTCGACACCTCTGATTGGATTCTTGTCGATAATATGTTCTTCAAATGCCTGATTAAGACATGCACGTAGTTTATTGAAGTACGATACCTTAGAGTTCTGTGACAAACCAACAAATACGTAAGAAACCTTTGGGTCAGTTTTCTTCTGAGCATCTTTCTCTGCTGTGTTCAGATAATCCTTAAATCCCTGAATCCACTCGGCATCAATATCATCAAAGGTAGTTGCTTCATCACAGTAAACTTCCAGATGCTTCAAACAGCTATGCCAGTTTCCCCAATTGCCATTTGAGTCTGGAGTCTTCAAACGGTCTTCACACATCTGACGATAGTAATCAAGGAAACGAACACCGCCTTGCTTGGGTTGTGTGATGTCGAATTTGCCATTGATGATTTCTAATTCACGTCTTGCTCTCATGGCATTGGCTGCTGCAAGAGCCTGACGGTTTTGTTCTCTTTCCTGCGCTGTAGTAGGGACTACCTGATAAAGCTTCAGGTATTCCTTATGACGCTTGCCACCAACATTGATGTCAAGGTACAGGCTTGAACTTCCATCTTTAAGCTTCTTTTCGCGAAGCTTAACTTGTCCTCTTTGGACGCTTGCTGATTTTTTCTTTGCCATAGTCATTAATCGTTTTAGAAATTACCACCGACTTTTGTTTCGAGGGACACTTTTTCTGTCCCCGGGGGACAGTTTTTGATCCTTTGCGACTATTTCGGGGGACAACTGGGGGACAAAGTTAAAGAAAAATCTGCAAATAAACAATACCCGAAACAAAAATCTGCAAAGATAAGCACAAACTTTAACACTTTAAAATAAGGGTGTTACGGGCTTATTTTTGCAGATTTTATTATTTTCTTTGTAGTGGCTTCACTTTCCCACGCAGAATCTACTTTCCGATGCAAAATCTTATTATTTAGCTATAACTTATTGATATATTGAATTATATATGCAAGCAACAAAATACACAGCAACAAAGTAGCAACAAATATGAATAAAGGCTATTTTCCGCCTTGTTGCTCGCACGCGCAAAGGTAGAAAATTCGGTGTATTCACCAAAGCATATCGTCGGTGGTAATTTCGCCTGTTATGTCGCCGGGCTTGTGGATGTTCTCACGCAAAACGGGAGAGATGAAAGCTCCCCCGTTATTTTTCTCGAATACGCCCGACACGGCGTTTTCTTTCGTTCCTACTGTAACTTATTGTCCGAAGAAAGACAGCCCCACAGTGGCGTTTATTAGCCGTTGCTCTGTCCGGCGAGTTTGCCGTCAAGCATTTCAATCGTATAGATGTCTATCTTCATGTATTCTTCTCCGTCGAGCGTGGCTTTGGAAATGCGCTGCATCAGATCGTCCGGCATAACGCTTTTGTACTTCTTGAAAAACTCGTCCACCCGGACAATCTGTGTATTCTTCGCCATCGCCTTTCCTCTCTTTGTAGCCGTTTTTATTATCAAAGCTACCCCGGCAACGGCACAGATGATTATCAATAATTCTATCGCTGTCATATCATATAAATTTGGATGCCGCCGCTATTAGCTGGTCGGCATAGTTATAAATATCATCAATGCTCTCTATCTTGTTATGCTGTTCCTTTTTGTTCTCGTCAAGGAACGTCAGGCGTTTGTTGGTCGCTGAATCAAGGTACAGGCGGCACACGGTCTTTCGGTTGTTGTTGTCTATGAATACGGCGAAATAGGTCTGTGCATCCCGGTAGGTTATGCGGTCTGCCGGGATAGTGTGCCTGAGTATGGACTTGATGATGTAGAACGCTTCCAATTCTTCTTCTGTCGTTACAATCTTCAGCTCGTCCTCCTTAACCTCTTTCGCCTGTTCCTGTTTCGGTGTCGGTTCGGCTGATTTGCCTGTGCTATTATCGTTTTCCTTAATGGCAGCTTTTAGGCGTTCCGAAATAATATCGTTGATGTAGTTCCCGATAGTCCGTTTTATAAGCCCGGTAAACTGTTCAAGGATTTTGGGCGTGAATACTCCGTCGTACACCTGTTTCCCGAAGTATTTGACGAAATCGGGAGTAGGATAGGAAAACTCCCTGCCTATGGCTGTTTTAAGCTCGCCCATGTATTTAAGCTCGCTTGCGGAACTCAAAATCTCGTTCACGTCGAAATACGATTTGTGGAACTTCTTTAATTCCTCTATCTGTGCGTCTTTCAGGTCAAGCAGGTTCACTTCCAAAAACGGTTTCTCATCCATTTTGTTTGGTTCTGCGAGGTCTGTGTAGAACCTGTATGTTATGCCGTTTGTCAGGACACCGAATTTCGCCTTTGACACGTTGAAATAACGGAGCAGTTGGTTGTCATGCAGGTTTAGGTCTTGCGCCCAATGTTTGCACTCTATCAGGATAACAGGCTCGCCGTCTTTCATTATGGCATAGTCTATTTTCTCTCCCTTTTTAGTTCCGATGTCGCAGCACATCTCCGGCAACACCTCCAACGGGTTGAACACATCATATCCGAGGGCGTTAATGAAAGGCATTATCAAAGCCGTTTTCGTCGCTTCCTCTGTCAGCAAGTTGTCTTTCAGACTCTCAATGCGTTCTGAAATCTGCCTTATTGAATCTTTGAAGTCCATATATCTGTTATTTAACGGTTTATCCATATCTGATAGTGTCGCCGTTGTTCACAGATAGGCACACAAAAAACGTGGGCATTCCTACCGGGTCAAGAGGTATCGCCAAACACCTGACTGCCCACAAGGAAAATGCCCACGTGTATGACGTGGGCATTCACCATTGCTTTTAAGGCTGTCTTTGAAATTTTGGCGATTTTCTTGACCCTCAAAACAATAGCAAACGCTATATTTTCAATATGTCGCTCCAAAGGTACTGAAATATATCATATTTACGGCAGAATTTCTGAAAAAAGTTTCGATTTATACTAACGAAGCTATACGCTTAATGATAGACCAAATACCTTTCCTGTACGTGATTACGATAACGAGAAGGGCGACCCAAAAGCCGTACATCTGTGTTTTCTGCCACCAAGTAAGCTCACGTTCAACCTTAACCTCTACCGTTTCATATACCGTTCTATCTTTGTACTTGTAAACAATGCTGTCGTTCCGCTCGACAGGCGTTTGTACTTCTTTGGGGATTTCCTGCGGCTTGGTTTTCAAGTCATGGTACAGCGACCCGTCCGTGTTTATCCGGGCATCAGACGTGGCATAGTCGTTTTCAAGGTGGCTTGTGCTGTCACGTGTTGTCCGCTCCGCTGTCTGTGACGGAATTTCGAGGTACACTGTATCGGGTACATAGACGATTTCCTTGCGTACTTCGACCCGTGTACTGTCCTGCTGTTGCTGTGTTTTCGCAAGGTGCTTTCCGGGCGAGCAGCCCCCGACAAGGAGGACTGCCGCCATGATTAAGAATATAGACCGTTTCATTTCGTTGCGCTGTTAATGTATTCGACAATTCCGTTTACGTGCAAATCGACGATAGTCTGTTTGCCCGTTTCGCTCAAAAGGTACTCGACATCTTCCCGGTTGTCTTGAAACAGGTTCTCGGTCAGAACCGCCGGGCAAACAGTGTGCTTCAAGATATACAGGTGTCCCTCCTTGTCGGGGTCGCCGTCCGTCTCGTCTTTACGCAGCTTGAACCCGGCTCTCCCTGCCGCCTTGTACAAACAGGTTGCCAGCTTGTCGGCTTTTGTGTTCCCGACACTCGTCCAAGCCTCCCAACCCCGTGCGCTCATCCAAGAACCGTTCCCTGCGGCGTTGCAATGGATTGATACAAGGATAACATCTTGCGCCCCGTACTTGTTAGCCCGACGGCATCTCTCGCCCAATGATACGTCGTTTTCCTCCGGCGTAATCCTTACGGCATCCATGCCACGGGCTTTTAACGCCTGTTCAAGCCTTGCCGCAATTTCACGGGTATAGGCATACTCCCTCAATCTTCCGTCCGGCGACCGCTTCCCTGCGGTGTCCTTTCCGTGTCCGTTGTCAATCAATACTACCATAAGTCAATCCTCCATAGTTTTACAGGCAACCGATGATTATACCGACCAAATCGCACAGCAGGTCTTTCTTGTCGAATGTTCCCCTGCCGAGCCATTTGTCCCATACAAACTCCTTCGCCAAGCCGATAACGACTGTTGCAATAATTGCAACCCACAGCGGCAGTACGATGTCAATAACGCTCACGAGGACGATGCAGCAGAGAATATGCAGCAGTCCGTCCTGTCCGATGTAGTTCAAGATTTTCTCTTTCATTTTGAAACCTCCTCTTTGTTTATTGGTTTAACATTATCTCTTTTTCTTTCGCTCAAAGCCTTGTTTATTCCGCCTCCTGCCATGAAACCGCCTATGCAAAGCATGAACAGCCCCAAAGCGTCGAGGTCGGTTTTCAGATAGCCGTTGGTGCATACGTCCCATACAAGACAGAAACACACGCACAGCCCGACCAAAGCCCCGACAACGCTTGAAAGCACAAGGGCAAACGACTTGCTGCTGTCAAGGCTGTTGGCTTTTATCAGACTTTTCAGATACTCCGCTATTTTCATTTTCGTCTATGTTTGGATAATACTTGTCATATTCGTGGTTGGCGAGCTTGACGAGGCGGCAATAATCCCTCGGTGGCATACGTTTCAGACACTCATCGTCGGGGCGCACACAGAGGTTGTGCTGTGCCTCCACGAGCTTTATCTGCAACATGGCGTTCTCCCGTGTCAGTTGATTGTTTAGCCTCTCCAACTCGTGCTTTTCCTCGTACAATTTATCCACACGTTGGTTAAGCTCACGTATCTTTTCGTCCTGCTGTTCGATACGCTGTTTAAGGCTTTCGACGAGTGTACGCATCACGCTCATTTCCTTTTCCTCTGCTTCAAGTTCCTTTATCTCTGCTTCCGCCTGTGCTTTGCGTCTTTCAGGCTTCATGAAGAAAAGGAACTTTATCAGGCTGAACCCTCCGAGGGAGGCGACCGCTCCGATAATAACTTGTAATATTCCATTCAGTTCCATGTCATTTATAATTGAGTTTCGAGTTCATTTATCCTGTCCCTTGCCTTTTGCCGTTCTGTATGCAAAGCGTTAATGTCGTATGGCAGCGGTTGTCCCAACAGCGAAGCCTCGTAACATTTCGTTATTCTATAATCACTCTGCGACAGGCTTTCTTTCAGAGCTTCTATCTCCGTGCGTACACGCTTGATGTCGAACTTCCGCACATAGTTGTACGCTATGTGGTCTCCGGCATCATACGGAACAGGTACGATGATGTAGTTTTCATCGCCCGATTCCATCTGCGCCTCGTCTATTGTATCGACAGGCTTCCATTCCGGCGAAAGCTCCGCCACCTGTTGCTCAACCGACACGGTTTCTGTCACTTTGTTTCCGTCCTCCCCGATACGTATTCTTGCAATCGGCTCAATAAAACGGGAGTGGAGGCAATTCCCGTCCATATATCCATATTCTACCATAGTTTTTAGAATTTATATCTGCTCAATAGCCATACTTGTACATTTTCTCCGTTTATTGAAGCCCGGACGAAGTGAGCGATTACTTCTTGACCGCATCCTACATCGTAATACTCATTCTCCGTATTATCATCGTAGAGTTTCTGACCGCTTCGGGGATAGATACGCATATACCCCGTCCACCATTGCTTCAAAATTATCGTCTGTCCCTCACGGGAAGAAGCCGGGAGATAGACATTTGCCCGTCCGTTTGTAAATCCAACCACGAGCGACATGTAGTCTGTGAGATAAACGCCCGATGATGTAATGTACTTTGTCCCGTACACCAACCCCATAGCCTTTAGCAGCCTGAAATAACCGCCATAGTACGGTGCCGTGCTGCTGTTTGAGGCTGTTCCGTACACCCCGGCAACAAGTTTCTCGTCAGCACCGAGCGACCATGCACTTTTACTGAGGTTGCCCCAACCCAAACCACAAACAGAAGCCCGTTGGTCGTAACCTGTGGAAGAGGCGACACACTGCGTTCCTGCCCTGTTTGCGAACAGCCCCGACGGCGACATATAGCTTGTATAGTTGCTGGTTTTAGAACGGGTTTCGACAATTCCGTTATAAGCGTCAAGCCGTATTATGGAGCCGAGTGATGTTTCCATTGAGTAATCGCCACCGGATCGTGCCGAGGTTATCTGTATGCGGTTGTTCTTTGCATCAAGTTCGATTATGTCGCCGCTTGCGAGCGTTGATACAATCTTTCCCGACTTGATGAACCAGTCGCCGATGTTCGCGCCCTCCGCCAATAACAGGTTTGTCGCTATGCTCTCAAACGAAGCCCCGAATGAGTTCCACTTGTTTGCATCGGGGGGCGCAATACCTTTGAACGTCCCGGCATCGACACGTGCAATGTAATAGGTGCTTCCCTGTTTCACGCAGTCCAAACGGTATTTGTTACCATAGTACGTTTTCGAGCTGACATACACGCCACGGTAAACCATTACAGGGCTTGAACCGTCTGCACCGTCCTTGCCGTCGTATGGTGTTATCCTGACGGGCGTTGACCACTGCTGCACAAGTGTCTTGCCGTCGGCTGACTTCTTGGCTATCGTGAGCCAAAGGTATTGCCCTGCACTCAACGTGGGCTGCGTTGTCGTCCAACCGCTCGGATTTACCGATGTCTTTGACAGGCTCGGTGGGCTTGTCGTGCTGCCGTTCTTTGCATAGCGCAGTTCGTAGTAGTCGGCATCCTCTCCGGGTGCGCCCGGACTGCCGGGGTCGCCCTTGTCGCCCTTGATTATTCCAACGTTAGTCCATCCCTCGCCGCCTGCAACAAACAAACATCCGTCTATGGTTTCATCTTCGGATTCCATGATATAAGCATCTCCATCTGCTGCATGTATGGTAATCCACCCCGGAGCATGACCTCCTGTTGGTCTGCCGTATTTTTTGACTATGCAGTACTCGTCAACGCTTTCTCCACTTGACGTGTTAGTTTGTTTGTCTATAAGCACAGGCGAGATAAGCAGTGAAATTTCTGCTGCCCATTCTTCCGATGTTGCATAGTGCGCACGGGCATTCCCCTTGATATTGACGCTCGTACCGTCCGCCCCGTTCTCGCCCTTTGAGCCTTGTGCGATAATCTGCCAATACACCGTATTAGTAGGCAGTATGCCACGGCTCGGCGTTGCGTTGATGTATCGGTATGTCGATGTATTGTTGTTCACGGTGTACGTCACTTCGTCGCCCTGATAATAGGTGTACGACGAGTTGTATTTGCCACGGAAGCAGCCGATATAGTTTTCCTCTCCGCTTTGGCTCTGCACGAGCGTTCCTTTGAGTCGTAGTTTGCCGTCGCCCTCCGAGTTGAAATCAAGGACGCTGCCGAGCTTCATAGCGTTGGCGAGCATATCAAAATAGCTGTCCCCGTTCCCTGATACAATCCTGTCCGTTGTTATGCGTCCCGGCAGTATCTCTGAAAAGCCGTACAAGGTTACAAAACTGCGCTCCCCGTCGTATTCGCTGTTAAGAACACCGACGAGCAGATGATAATACCCGGAAACGCCCTCCAACTTGATAGCTGTTTCGGACAGCAGGAACGAGCCGGTCTGTGCCGTTTTGCTTACCTTGGCGTACAGATAGTATTTTGTTTCCCCGTTGTCGAGCCGTCCGCTCGTGTACTGCGGCATATCCCAATACCTGTATTCGCTTGCGGCGTGGGAGGAACTCAACGAGCTTATGCCGATAGTCAGGTGTTGGATAATCCCTGCGGCGGCTGTAAGCTGCTTTGTCGTGTCGTCGTAGGTTATGCTGTGCGCCACGCCGACGGGGTTCGTCTTGCTGTTCACGAAACGGAACTGCAAGCTCTCGTCGCCGACGAGCATCTGCATCGTCTGTATGGCTATCGGGTTGATGCTGTTCGTGAAATTGTCGAGCAGGGCATCTTCCAGCATCTCCATTGTTTCCTTTGCGTCCCGGAAGCGGCGTTTGGTAAACTGTATGGCATCCCTGTGGTAGTCCTCTACAAGCACCTCGTCGCTTTCAAGCTGTTTCAGTGTCGTAGAGAAGCTGCCTCCCACGGTTGAGTTCGACAACTCTATCTCCGGGCTGTGCGGCTTGTTGATGTAGTCCTTAATGCCCGTTATCCTGACAAGCACCCCGTCCTTTTGGAAATGTTCGTTGGAAAACCGTATGTACCCTCCGAGCTTTATTTTTCCGCTGATGTTTATCCAATCCTTTTTCGACCAAATTCCGTCAAGTTCGCCCGTAAACGAGAATTTCTGTTCCTCGTTGTCAAAGAGATATTTCACGGCGGCACGGAACATATTCCACGAAGCACCCGTCTTTGTCTCGTCGTCACGGACATAGGCATCGGGCATACGACATTTGAACACGACATAGGTGTCTGTCGTCTGCGGCGCAAACGTGGCGTTCGGCATCGTCTGCCCGTCTATCTCCGCCGGGACTATCTCGAAACGCCGTGCCGCCTTTCCCTTTTCGGCGTTATGGTAGTATTTGACCTCAAACTCACGCCCGGCGAGCATACCCGACTGAAAGATTATTGTCATCGTTTCGCCCTCGATAAGACATTCCTCGTAGTTGAGCGTGTTGGGTATGGTATTGTCAACTATGTCATAGAAGTTGTTGTCCGCATCTTCCACAACGACACTCGTAACCTTTCCTATGCGCTTCGGGTAAATGTCCGAGCAGTCCAGACTATCCTCCGCAAGCGATGAAAGCTCTTTGTCGCTCCGGCGTATCGAATAGCCCAAATCATCAACGACGTATGTACGGGCGTTCGCAGGATTGAAATTCGGGTCGCCCTCGAAATAAACTCCGTCATACTGTATGTTCTGACCTGCCGGAAGAAGTAGCTCGCTGCTCTTGTACTTGCTCGGGTCGATGTTGTCCGTTCCGCCTTGAACATAGAGTATCTCTATGGGTGGCGTGTCGCCATAGTTCGACCGCCCCACGCCCGGTTTGAAACCGTTGCCACGCCCGTATGAAAGCGGCAAGGGATTGTTTTTGTTATATTCCACTTTTCGCAGGTGTACTGTCTTGCCGACAAACTCGAACTCCGTGTTGAACTCTGTCGCCATCATTCCGAGAGCGTCCCAACAATACACGTGATTATAATTTATCAGCGTCTCCGTGCCGTCAATGCACTCGCCGACTTCCCACCCCGTGTCCCGGCGGTTCATATTATCGACGAACATTTGAAGATGCTCTATCGGCTTTGCTGTAAGCGAGAATTTCAGCCGTCCGTCAACCGGGTTGCGGAACTTCCATATCTTGGCTTTCGCCTGATTGGATTCGAGCGTAACGGTGTACTCGAAATTCCGGCTGTGCTTCATCTTGAAAGCCTCCGGGCGTTCGAGCGTGTACCTTTCGCCCTGATAGATGCAGTACGAGCCGACGGGTATCTCTACATGCTCCGCAAGCGAGTAATGGAGCGTAAGGTTGTGATCGCCCTTTATTACCCGGTATCGGTAGCTGTTGTCGTCAACCGTGACATCGAGTACTTTTATGTTCTTGTTGTTGTATATTATCATGCCCTTTACGTTCAATGTTATTTTACTCGAATTTCGCCGTATTCGCGTTATCTTTTTTAAGTGGTATGTTTATATTATAATCACTTAAAAGCCGCTAAAACGGGCTGATTTCACCTTTCCCCGTTTACGTAAACTGATATATCTTGCCATTGCCGCATTTAGTGGCTTTGATAACCGTTATAAACGGAAAATCCTCTTCCTTTACTTGGTCGAGGACGCTTTTCAAGGCTGTGGAGTTCGTGAAGAATTTGCCTTCCTCCTTGCCGTCGGTCGTCCGATAGTGTATGAGGTAACGACCCTCCCCGTGTTTTGTCTTAACATCGGGGAGGTAGTCGATAACCTCTATTTCGCTGTTCAGGATGTCGGTAACCGACACCTGCGGACAGTTGAAAATCTTTCGGTCGTCCTGTTGCTTGATACCGAGTTCGCTGAACCGCTTTGCCATAGTTCCTCTATCTTTTATTGTACGAGTTCTACATAAATGCCGACCAAGTCTTTCAATGGATTGTAAACGGGTATCTCCGTGTCACGGGTACACAGATACACCTCGCCGTCCTGCGAGTAATACTTGCCCTGTTCCAACTCCATATTGTTGTCATAGGGGATAGGGTCGTCCTCTGTTCCGGCTGCGCTTTCGACGATTTCCGTGTACAGGCTCTCCGTCCCGGTGCCGGGCTTCCACTGCTCCTGTACGGTATGTTCTTGCAGGACTTTCCACAGCTTGCCGTCGTACTGCATCTTCTCGTCTTTCTTCACGGTCTTGCCGATAAGCGTACCCCAATCGGGATAAACGGACTTGACAGCCAAAGCGTCGCTGTCCGTGAGGCTCATCGTGTTAACGGTTAGGGTAAGGAACTTTGCGATGTCAGCAATCCTCGGCGTGAGGGCTGTTGCTTTTGGCGTTTCCGATGTTTCCTCTCCCAAATCCTTGCGCACCTGCCTTTTCACGTTGGCGACGAACGACAGGTATTCCGTGTATTCCTCCACAATCCCGGCTTCAACATCCAAACCCTGCTGATAGGCGTTGAACTTGTTTACGAGGGCGAGTTCTGCGGATTCCGTGTATTTCGCCCGGATAACAGCCTCTATAACCTTGTCGGACGTTACGGGAATCCATACCGTGACTTCCTCGCATTTCCATTGCGACACCTTTTCTTCTCCGGCGTTCTCGTCGGTCAGTTCAGGCACTACTTCCTCGATGTTGAAACGATAGACATAGCTTCCGTTTCCCACTGCCTCCAAGTAAGGAGGCTTGCTGTCATAAAATGCTTGCATGATGCTCTTGTTTAATTATGGTTCGTAAAAGATGTTTGCTGTTGCTGTGCTTCGCCCAACCCAACCAAGGCGCGACAGCCTGTTTATAGACTTTCGTGTCAAGCGGCGGTTGCCGTTTGTTGAGCTTGGCTGCGGCACGGCAGAAATTCTGTTTTATGCTCTTTCTGATGAGCTTCTGTTTCCTGTAAAACTTGTAACCGACATAATCAAGCCCTCGTCCGTGCCTGTCGTATCTGTTCACGGCGATAGGGAAGATTTGCCAATTATCCTTAACCTTCAATTCAAGTTCCTGTTCGAGATAGGGCTTGACAAACTCGTGAAAGAACCTGCGCAGCGTTTCCTTGCTTTCGCTGTAAAAGGCGAAGTCGTCGGCGTATTCCTCGCAGTCTATTTTCCACACTTCATTTACCTTGTGCATGAAGTAACAGAGAAACAGGTTAGCGAGGTACTGCGACAGGTAGTTTCCGATAGGCACACCGTCTGCGCTGTCGATGATTTCATCAAGCAGCCACAGCAGGTCTTTGTCCTTTATCTTGCGTCTGACGATGCGTTTCAGCACGTGGTGCTTTATGGACGGATAGTATTTCTTTATGTCGATTTTAAGGCAGTACATGGGCTTTCCCCTGTATTTGCGTATCATCTTATCGACGTGCCGGGCACAGCCCTCTATACCCCGTCCCTTGACGCAGGAGTAGGTGTTATACGTGAATGTCTTTACCCATATCTGCTCCAATACGTTCATAATGGCGTGGTGGACTATGCGGTCGGGATAGTACGGAAGACGATAAATGACACGCTCTTTCGGTTCGTATATGGTAAATACTTCGTAAGGCGATGTCCTGAATGTCCTTGTCAGCAAAGCCTCGTGGAGAGCCTGTATGTTGGCTTCCCTGTTACGATCGTGAACCCTGACACCGTATGAGCGAGTTTTCCCACGGCGAGCCTTTTCATCAGCAAGCCGCAGGTTCTCGACTGATATTATCTGTTCGTATAAATTCCCTATACGTTTCATCGCTTTGCTTTTCTTATTCGGAGCGTTCGGTAGCCCATACAACAGGCATTCCTACCAGCACCTTTCGGGTTACTTGAAATCTTCTGCCAAGAGGCAAGGTCGTCGCTCCCTTATATCTTTGTCTTTCTGACATTCTAAAGCATAGGTGAGAGCCGATGTTCGTATTCGTATTCGAGGGGGTGTTATTCGAGTTCGCATAGGCGAAGCCTGCATTCGCACCGTTATTCGCGTTACCGCTGAACAGGACACCACGGGAGCGACCAACCTTTATCGTCATAACTATCTCTGTTTATAATCCAACTTCATTATCCGACACGTATCAGACACGGACGCTTACCGGGCTATGCGCTTTGCGGTAAAAAGCAAAGGCGAGAGCCGACGGTCGTAACCGCATTCGAGGGGGCGTCACTCGAGTCCGCATAGGCGAAGCCCGCATGCGCACCGTCAACCGCGCGACCGCCGAACAGGACACCACGGAGGGTTTCTGTTGTGGGAATGTTCGTGTAGTGGTAGTCGCAGAAAAACTGTGTAGAACCGCCTCCAACAACCGACGGCATAATCTCGCCGTATTCCCCGAAGATAACCTCTTGGACATATCCCTCTGTACGTGCTTCGTTCCCAACGTGAGAATAACCCTCGTAGTTGGTGTCATTGAACTTCGACGGGTCGGAGCATACAAACACTTTTGACAGGTTGTCGCCTCCGTTATCTGTTGTCGGGCTGATACGCACGTTGATACCGTCCGTCCACTGCCACAAATGCCCGAACGGATTTTCTATACCCCTGTATCGAGGAACGTCGAAAGTCTTTGTTATAGTGCTGTCGTCGTTGGCGGCGGTGTATGAAACCGTACCCGTGCTGTTTCCGAGTGTGTCGGTGTGTCCGCACGGTACGAACGGATAATACCCGTTGAAGTTAGACCATGTTCCGTCCCAAGTCGTCACGCCTGCGCCAAGACCGCCTTGACGATAGCCCTCTGCGGTGAGTTCTGCGTTGAATGCCGCCTGTGTGTTGAGCGTAGCATATTCGACGGCGAACAGCCAATAAAGCGTTTTTTGAGCGTCATAGGTCATGCAGTTCCATTCAGCCGTTGCCGAATTGTTGCGCTTACGGGCATAGTTGCGGAAGTTTGTGCGGCTGATTTGTGTTGCCGGACGACCGAGGAATGTCCTGTACGTTCCGTCGTATTCAGCGTTGTTGTTGCCGCCCCTGTACTGCTCTGCCATATTCACGATAGAGCAGAGCTTCAGGTTTGTCCTGTCAAGGACAGCCTCGTATGCCGAAATGTACATCTGCGGCACTTGATGATAGCCCGGCAGGGGCTGCTCGCTGATACGCACACGGCGTATCGTGCCGTCGGTCTCGAACTTGCGGTAATGCAGCGGTATCTCCACCATGACCTGCCCACGTGAGCCGTCCCGGACTTGCCCCGTCCAATCACGGGGGTCGAGGTATTCCACCACTTGCCCGTTGTCGTCAAGCAGACAGCCTTTCATGCGGCTTTGGATAGGTACGGACTTGTGGAGGTCTGTGTTTCCGATACGGGTGCAGGTTGGGGTCGATACGGTCGTGTCGAACTGTATGCCGTAGCTGCACTGTTCCTCGACGTAGGGGATAAGCGAGGCGAGTGCCGCCTTTTTGCTTTCCCCATCCTCGTCCAAAACCTCGCAAAGCAGGTTGAACGGGTTTGTTCCTGATACGTTCGGCAAATCGCTCAGCCGTTTGCCGTTCTCGAAAGCCTCGATGATTTCTTTCAATTTGCTTTCTTGTTCACTTGTAAATGCCATAGCTTTTAATTGTTTAAGAATTTGAAAACTGATTTACCTCCTTTCTTGATGAGCATAGCCGATGTAGCCGTGCCCATTCGCAGGTTTTTCTTCTTCTTGCGCAGGGCAGAGGAAGTCCACGCCCGTATGCGCCTCGACAGGGAGAGGAACAGTGATACAATCATACCGTACCCTCCACGTAACATCCGCTTCCCCAATAGATGTCGTTCGTCGCAAGGACTTCCGTATCGGGGGCGAGTTCCACAATAGCCATCGGCGACCAGTCGTTGAACACGATGGGTGCTTCCGATAGCTGCTCGTCCTGAGTGCACCGCACGGACAGGACCGTGTCAAGCGTCGATGTGCTGAATTTTGGTCTGACATAAACCGAGAACGGTACGTCGCCCGGTAGCTTGAATCCGTTTGACAGGTCGTTGATTTTCCCGTGAGAGACGATGCGACCGCCGTTCATAAACTCACTGATGTAACCTTTCTGTGCCATATCGTTATTGTTTTAGTGGTTTGTACTTCTATCCAAATCTCAACGCCCCGGATTGGGTTAGCCGTAGGCTGCTGCTGTTCACTTTCCTTAATGCCGGAGCGACAACCTCAATAAGCAGGGTCTTGGCAAGAGCCGTGTTACAAGTCGGAATGACATGCACCGTGCTTTTCCCTGTCCCGACAATGGTTATGCGCCCGTCCGTACCTACCGTTATCGCCTTGTTATCGCTGATGAAAATCACGTTTTTCATCGCACTCGCTGGCGATAATGCAGCTTTGATGTAGTTGGGCTTCACATTCCCGACGGTCAACCGGGTAACACTTTCAACTGTCATTCCCGTAGGTATAAGCCGACCGAGCGTCAAAAGGACATTATCGGTGGCGTTTACCGCTTCCTCCGTTGCCTCCTGTGCCGCCCCTGTCGCTTCCTGTGCCGCTGCGGTTGCTTCGTTGGCTGCGGTCGTGGCTTCCTGCGCATCTTCTGTCGCTGTATCGCAATCCTCTTTTGCCTTGTTTGCCGCATCTGTGGCGGCGTTGGCTTTCTTCGTCGCTTCGTCGGCATCTTCCTTTGCCTTGATAGCGTTGGTGGTTGCTGTTTTGGCTGCTGCTGTCGCTGTGTCGGCGTTCTTTTTAGCCGTGTTTGCCGCCGCTGCCGCAGTGTTTGCTGCGTCCGTGGCTTCCTTGGCGTTCGTTACCGCCTGTGTGGTCTGTTGCTCGACAAACTCCAACGATACCTTGACGCTTCGGTTGTTTGCGTCCGTTCCTATCGTAAACAGCCCTTTCAAGGAGCTGTATAACGGGAGTTCTGAAATCTTTATCTTCTTCATATCTGCGTATCTTAAATGGGTTACACAATGCTAATCGTTGAACCTGAATTTGCCGTTTGATGTCAGGCGCAGCGTCGCCCTGTCGTTGACGAACCGCACGGACGGGTAGGTGTACCTGTCAAGCAGCATGTCGATAGCGTAAACGCCGTTTTCTGTAAAGACAATAATGTTGTCCTCCGTAGCCAGCACAACGTCATCCTCCGTTATCCTGAAATCGCTCGTGAATGTCACGGTAAGCGTGAATTTCAGCCAAGGTCTGCCCTCCGGGTCAAATTCCTGTACGGTGCAGCTCTTGTAATGGCAGGGGAAGTCCTGTTCAAGCTCGTTTACCCACAGGAGGCGTTCATCGGGGCGTATAAGGTCGTAGAGCAGGGCATCATAGTTTCGCCATAGCTCGTCGAGCGTTTCCGCCCTCATGAGGCAGTATAGCTTCACGTCCTTGCTCTTGTAAAGCACGTTCTTGCTGTCATAGATAACCCCTGTCTGCGTCTTGATGTTCCGCAGGAGGTTCGTTTTGACAGCAGCCGGTTTCTGAACCTCCGACAGCGTTCCCTGCAATATCCTCACGCCGTATGCCGTGAAAGGCTGTCCATCTATGGTATAGTCATCGTATGCCGCCACTGTGCTTGCCGGGGCTTTGTACTTGTACCCGTCCAACGGGAAGTCGTCGGCAAATTTGATTTTCGCCTTTCCGAGCAGTTTCGCATAGTCAAGGCTCGTGTGCGACACCATGCGTAGCGTGTATTTGCGCCCTATGGCAGCGCAATCGAACACGTGGTATGCTCCGTCCGACAAGAGGTTAAGAAAGTCGAAATAGCGGCTGAAAACACCCTGTGTGGCGAATGTCAGGTTTATGTCACGTGTGTTAAGGACGGGAGCGGAAAGGTCGGCTTCTATGCCGTCTTCCTCGTTCCAATCGTTGCTGTCGACAGATTTCAACGGCGGCATCGCAACGAGTTCGTTCCACCCGTTGTCCGACACGTACATTCCGAACTGTTTGTACACGTCTTGCCCGTCGATGTATAATCTGCCTGACATCATAGGATTATCGCATTTTCAGATGTGTTTTTAATCACACTGCAACCGACAGAAGCCGTCACGGAAGCGACAGCCCATTTCGATGCGTTCACGACGGCTCTTGCGCCGTGCAACAGCACAATCTCGTGCTGCTTGCATTCGTCGCAGTTTACCGTTGCACTCGTCCGACCGATAAGTATCGCCCGTGCCGGGTTCTTTAGCGTGATTACCCCGGCATCTATGTATATGCCGTACTTCTCCACGCCCTGCCCTTTGAACAGGCGGAACGTGGCGATATTCGGGAAGTGGTATCTGATGCAGAACTCCAAGCCTTGCCGTGAAGTGAAAACGGCGGCAAGTTCCTCTATGGAGCGTTCCGTACCCTTGAACATATTGCACTTGCGGTATTTCTCCGCCACGTTGTGCAGGGAGCGGCTCTCGCATTCCTGCCGGGCTTGCTCCTTGGCAATGACCCACTGTGCGTAAATCTGTCTTATTATAGCTTCCATAACTCGCTAACTTTTTATTTTAATTCCTTTCAATGCCAAATCATTCACGGTGTTGCGCATATCCCTGACATCGCTCTCAACGTTCGCCATACGGGTTGACAGACCGTCCGTGTTTCCCTCGATGTTAAGGACGCTCTGCAGGATAAGGTTTGCCGTCGCAACGAGCAGCTTTGTATTCTCGCTTATCGAGTAGGTGTGTCCCTGTATGGCTGTCGCCCGTCCGTTAAGCTCGTCCACGCTTTCCTGCGAGGCTGTCGCTATGCCTTTCTCCGAGGCTTCCCGTGTCGCTTCCTCCGTCACGTTAAACATATTCTTAACGCTGTCCGGGAGAGCTTCCCATATCTCGGCGAAATCCTGCCCGACGGCGTTAAGGTCGTTGGCGAAACCGCTCATGGAGGCAATGACAGCGTCAAGCCCCATAAACTGACCATCCTTGAACCATTTGTTCTTATACTTGTCGAATATCTCCCCGAGCGGCTCTTCAAGGTATTTCGACACGAGCATACGCTTAATAACGTCGCCGACGATGTCCTTTACCTTGTCTCCCCAAGCCTCGGCGTAATCCTCGCCGTCCTGGAAAGCGTCAAAAAATGCGTCGCCGAGTTCGCTGGCAATGTCAGCAGCCGAACCGCCGATAATTTCCTCGACCATATCGTTTATCACGGCGACAGCCTGTTGCCCGAGTTCCTCAATCTGACGCTCCCATTCCTCTATCTTCCCGTGGTCGGTGTCTTTCTTGTCGTTCTCGGCGTTGATCTGCTGCTGAATGAGCAACTGCTGTTTGGCGATATTCTCCAATTGGTCTCTGCTGCTCTCGTACTTCTCCGCTCCGAGTGCCTTGTCTGCGGAGTAGGCGATGTCGGCGTATGCGTCGGCGATTTTCTCGGCAGACTTTGAAAGCAACTCTTGGTTGTTCGATACCGTTGAAAACAGCGTCCTCCACGCTCCGGCGACATCGTTCACGGCGAGTTTGTTCTGTATCAGCTCGGCTTTCGTTTCGGATAGCGTCTGCCGGATGCGGTCTATCGCACGCCCTGAATTTTCCTGCAACCGCACAATGTCGGCGTTGTCGAGTTCCCATTGCAGTTGGTCAATACGGCTCTGCAAGGCTTCGATTTCCTCCTGTTTCTTCTCGTCGTTGTTGAACAGGTTGACAATCTGCATCGCTATCTGCAAGGCGGCTGATATGATAGTCAGTATAACGGAGGCTTTCTCAACTGTCTGTATGGCTGTGGCGGCGGCTGTCGCCGTTCCCTGTATGCCCTGCGAGGACATATTGACAAGCGAAACAATGCCGTTTATCATTGACAGCGAAGAAGTCATAATGCTTCCGGCTGTGGATATGATTTCCCCGGCAACACCTCCGACGGTATCGCCTATGCTCTCAAACTCACGCTCGCACTCCAACAGCGTCTTGTACAGGTCTTCCCACTCCTTGATACTGCGCTTGTCGGGGCTGACACTGTTTTTGGCGTTGGCTTCCGACACTTTTTTCTTCGCCGTCGTCACCTTTGCCCGTGCGGTGGATAGCTGACTGCCGGAAGCCGTGCCGGAGCTTTCCAACTCGTTAAGCTCGGCTTCCGCCTGTTCAAGAACCGCCTGCAGCTGTTCAAGCGTATAGTTGGCAATCTCGTTGCACCATGCCCGGTATGTTTCCTCCCGTTGGGCGAACTGTTCATCGACGGCTTGCAGGGCGTTCTGCTCCTGTAAGTCCAACTCGTCCACATTCCCCTGCGTGACACCCTCCCGGAGCTGTCGGTTTCCGTTCGCGTCAAGGACATAGTTGCCTTTGTCGTCGGTCTTGTAAAGCTGCTTGCGCTTGTCTTCGTATTCCTCCGTTATTTTCAGCCTTTGCTGCTCGTAGGTCATTACATCGGCAAGCATAGCGTCGAGGGCATCCTTGTTTCCCTTGCGGCGTATGTCGGCGGCTATATCTTCATAAGATTTCAGTACATCCCTCTGTTCCGGCGTAAGATCTGCAACTGACAGGTCGAGCGAAGCCCTGTATGCAAGCTCTTCCTCTTTGGAGGCTTTGGGGTTGGCGTTTCGCCATTCAAGCACCTTTTTGTCGGCGAGGGCGTTCAGCATATCCTGCGTGCGTTTCTCATTCTCGGCGATGAGCCTGTCATAATTCAGGTCAAGCTGCATCATCGTCTTCTCGAAACTGTCGTCCATAAGGTTTATGCGCTGCTGCCTTATATCCAATTCCGCCTGTTCCTGTGCCTCCTGTACGCTTCGTGAATACTCGGCAATCTGCCTGTTCCGCTCGGCTGTTTCGTCTGCAATCTGCTGCTGTTCACGGGCAAGGCGTTTGGCTGCTGCCTCACGCTGTTTTTTCTCCCTTTCTGCTTCCTTTTTGTTCCGCTCGGCTTCCCTTGCTTTGTCGTCGGCTTCGGTCTGCTTCTGTTCAGCGGCTGTGGCGTAATCGGCACCACGTTGCAGGAGTTGTTGCTGCGAGAAATACTTTCCGTTGACATACGAACCGTTCGGGCTGCTTTGACCGATAGCCGTAAAGCGTTTGGCGAGCCTTTGAAGCTCGTCCAAATCCATATTCTCCATCCACTTTGGTATCTCGCCTCCTATGCGGATAGTGAAGCCGATAGTATTGTTCGAGTACTGCGACATCAGATTTTTGATGTTCTCGTACAAGTCGTGTACGCCCTCCGTAGGCTTTTGCAGACCTTTTTCTATGGCTTCTACCTTTTCGGAGAAAGTCAATGCACCCTCTGCGGCTGCACGTTCAGCGTCCGACGCTTTGTTCACGGCTTCGGAGTAACGGTCGTATTCCTCCCTCGCTTGTTGTATGGAGTTGATATAGTTCTGTACGAGGTTCTGATGATTGAACAGTCCGTCCGTTAGCCACTGTTTCTGTATGGTTTCCTCGCTTATGCCTATGGCTCGCATACGGTCTTGTATCGTGGCGTAAATCTTGTTGATACCCTTTTGGTATTCTTCGCCCGTCTTTCCGGCAATCTCCGTGATGTTCTGTTCAACTACATTCCCGATAATAGTAGATATTGCGGCGGCGTTCTGTTGCAGCTCCTTATTGTCCCCCAACAGCAATGTTCCCTCTGTCATAGCCCCTGACAGGTCGGAATAAAGCGTTTTCTGCGCCTCCGAGAGTTGCGCCGCATAGTTCTGCGCACCCTGTTCAAGGGCGTTTGCACGTTGCCTTTCCACGCCCTCCTGCTTGATGAGTTCGATAGCCTGCGCACGTTTGGCGTTTACCATGTCGATGCTGTCGCCCTCCTTGATAGCTTGCAAGCCGTATTCTTCGAGTATGCCGTTAAGCTCGTCCATAACCTTTTTGTGGGTGGACGTGCCGGCTGTAAGACCGTTCAGGGTCATGGAAAGGGTTTCGACACGGGAGATTGTTTTGGCGGCACTGTCGCCGTATTTGTTTGTCATTTCCGCCGCCTCGCCGGACTTCGTAGAGAACAGACTGAAAGCGGTAGCGGCTGCTGCGACA